GCCGTCCTCCAGGACACGGCGGATGTTCCCGAACCACGCCCGCAGGAGCCGGGCGAACTCCTCGTCCGAGACGAAGTCGTTGGCCAGCGGTCGGTCCTTCGCGCGGAGTTTGTCGTGCGTGGCGTGCGCGTTCGAGCCCCGGATCGCGGCGTCCATGCCCTGCTGACCCATGTACTCGCCGGAGGCCTGCGCGGCGGCCACGGCGTTGTTCGAGCGCGGCGCGACCTTCACGTTGTACGGCGGGTCGGTGTTCACCAGTTGGATTCGCGCCCCGTCCAGGAGCCGGTCCACGTCGGCGTCCTTGCTGGAGTCGCCGCACATGAGACGGTGGTTCCCGAGCACCCAGATGTCGCCGGTCTTGGTGATCGCAGCATCGGGCGGTTCCGGGACGGCGTCCGGGTCGGTGAGACCTTCCGTTCCGGTTGCGCCGAGCATCTTCTCGAGTTCCTCGGACGAGAATCCGAGCAACTCAAGGTCGATGTCCATGCCGCGGAGTTCGGACAGTTCGATGGGCAGGAGGTCCATGTCCCAGGCGGCCAGTTCCGCCACCTTGTTGTCCGCGATCCGGTACGCCTTGATCTGCGTCGGCGTCAGATCGGTGGCGACATGGACCGGGACTTCCTCCAGACCCAGCTTCTGCGCCGCCTTCCAGCGGGTGTGCCCGACGATGATGACGCCGTCGGCGTCCACCACGATGGGCTGGCGGAAGCCGTACTCCCGGATGGACCGGGCGACCGCCTCGACCGCGCCATCGTTGTCGCGGGGGTTCTTGTCGTAGGGTTTGATGTTCGTCGTCTTGCGCTGCTCAACCTTCATGGCATGTGCTCCTATCGTTGTGGCCCCGGCCGCGCGGGCCGTAGCCGTTGTTCGAGACATCCGCCCAATCCGCCGGGGAATCGCCCGGGTTCGCGCCCCGTTCGCGCCAGGTTGCGCCAGGGCGCGACCCGTCCGCCAAGCCGGGCAAACCTACGGACCCGGCCGCCTGACGCGCCGTGGCGCGAACCTGCGCACACCTTGGCGTCAAACCGGACCGGCAAAACAAACTGTGATGAACAAGGCGACCGTTCCCGCGCGCGTCTCGGCGCTCGTTGCCCGGCGGAGGAACCATGAAACGCCCATGTTTCCCCGTTTCACCCGGGGGTCTCATATACACGCGCTGGCGGGCGGCCGGGTGATACGCGGGGGGATGCGGGTGAAAGGGAGAAAGAAGGAGAGAGAGTTGTTGTTTCTCTATATATTCCTTCATTTTCTGCCCGTCCCATGTTTCACCCTGCGCCGGTGAAACGAGGGTGAGAGAGAGGGCAATCAGCCCCGCCAGATACGCCACGACCTTTAGGATGACCTCAGTGCGCGTCACTTCTCACCTCCTGCGTTCACCTCGTTCACAAGCCGGTAGGATCGGAAGTGCGCTCCGGGACGAGGCGTGGTGACGACCTCGACCTCGCCTTGCTGCCTGAGCGTCTCGATCAGGACGGCAAAGGTCTTCGCGTCCATCTTCATGCGCTTGAGCAGAACGCTGTGCGGCAGTACGTGTCCTGACGCACTCCGCAGTTTCTCGACCGCCCGCAGGCATTCGGCATGGAACGGGTTCTCGGCAACGTGAGCGGCTGCCATGAAGAGCATGCGCCGGGTCTGATGCATGACGAACCGGGTCGCCCACTCGACGGCGGGAAGATCGATGCGCGGAGCCGTGTGGTTTTCGCTCACGGCATGGATCAGCGCGAGCTTGCGGGTCTGTTCGCTCACACGCCCCCAGACGGTCGTGCCGACCGCATCGCCACGAGATTCCGCCTTGGCGTACTCGTCCTCGGACTCCTCCCGCGTCTGGATCAGGAGCCGCTTCGCCCCGTCGGTGTGTTCGACGATGGCGGGGACGGGATGCCAGTTCTCCAGATTGCCTGTGCCGGGCCGGAAGTCGGCCCACCACTTGGCCGTAGTAATGACTCGTGGCGGCAGATCGAGGATGCGCGGTTCCTGTCCCCGCTGGCGCGGTCCGCTTTCGGCGATGAGCATCCGGGCGAAGAATCCGTTGGTCAGCATCCGTTCGGAGAGCGCGGCGTAGTAGTGATTCGGGATGGCTGTGCCGAAGATGGACAGACACGGCTGGTCGATGACGCCCGGCGATTCCTTCCCGGCCTTCCGGCGCATGGGGAACACGCTGTTGGCGGTGGAGTAGATCGTGAGCAGCGTGCTCATGACCGCCTCGTGCCTGGCGTCCTTGGCCTTGTTGATCTGCTGGAGGATGCTGTCGATCTCGTCGGTCTGGAACAGCATGCAGGGGGTCAGGAAGAGCGCGTCCTGAATGCCTTCCCCGCTCGCGAATCCCACGCCCAGGCATTCGTGCAAACCGGCGTGATGGACGATGGATGTGTTGATCTTGCGCGGGTGGTCTTTGCCAGCCGAGGAGTGTGCCAACGCGAGCAGATAGACGTTCGTGCGGTTGTCTCCGGGATCTCGGACCTTCCGACCTGCCAGAAACGCCTGAAGCGCCAGCGCACCGCAGAACGCCATGACGGTGTTCGGGTACGGGGCCGTCGCGACGCAGTGGTCCATGACCTCCGAGATGAACCCCGGCACACGCAGCATCTCGTCGGGCATCGGACCGGGATCAGGCGGTCCGGGCGGGGTCTTCGCCGCGCCTGCGCCCGTGGTCACCGATACGGTCTTCGCCATAATCCCGGAGATGTCCACGTCCGGCGGGATCGGTGCGCTCTCCTGATCGCGGAGCCATCCGAGCGGCCGGTCATGCGGCTTGGAGACGGCGTCCGTGACCTTGTGTCGCAGTTCGCCCTCCGACCACGGCGGTTGGCATCGCGGGTTGTAGTGCGCGAGCAGAAGTGCCAGAGCGCGTTCCGGCGCGAGGCCGAAGCCGTGGACCATCGCCGTCGCAGCGGCATAGGCGGCGTTGTGCCCGCCCTGACCGCTCACGGACGGCGGCATGGCATTCAGATAGGCGACCGCCCGTCTGTCCGCGTCGTCGGTACGTGGTGCTGTCGGCGGTGGAGACGTGGGCTTCTTGGCGCGGCACGAGTCCAGAATCTCCACAAGCCAGGGCGGCGGTTCCGGGAGCCCGTTCGGCGACGACAGGAGTTCCGCGCCCTCGGCCCAGCGGTAGGCGTTCCCATCCACGACCGAGGGTGGCGCGACGATGTAACCGCCGTTCCCGCGGGTGTCCACCTTGGGCGCGAGTTTGCCGCTCGAGTTGCCCCAGGACTTTCCCGTCTGTTGGCGGAAGACATGATGACGCCCACCGCTCGGCGTCAGTGACAAAGGGGATGCGGTCAGCGTTTGCTTTCGCTCCGGCTGGTCGGCGAGCCACGGGTTCTCCGCGCCATCGATGTCCACGACGATCAGCCCGGCGGTCGCCAGTCCGATATTCGCGTCCGGCTGCTTCTGCCACCACGCCCTGATCCGGGTCTCCTCCGTAGTCGCGTCCTTACAGCCGTGCTTGGTCGCCGGGGCCTTGCCACCGGGTACGCATGGGAACACCGGATAGCCCATCCGGGCATAGGCCAGAGCCGATTCCAGGAGCAGTCCATCAGAAGGGGATGTTGTCATCGTCAACCTCCTCTCCGTTGGCGGTCACCGGAACCGGCTCCTCGTCATCCCAGCCGGGCTCGCGGTAGGGCGGCTTATCGCCGAGTGTGTAGCCGGTGATCCGGTCGTACTTCTCACCGGCGACGCTCCGCACCGTGATGGACTGCGTGCCGCAGAGCGCCCCGGACTCCGCCAGGCGGACCGCCTCCTCGGCGGTGTCTGGGATGGGCACGTTCGAGCGCCGCCGCCACCAGGACTCGGCCTTCGCGCGGGCGTAGCCGGAATGCTCGACGCAGATCCACTCGGAGATGTACCGTTGCCAGCCGATCTGGTACTCGACCCGCATAGTACGCGGCGCGTCCGGCGGGGCGTCGCGTTTCTCGTGGACGCTGTAACGCACGTCCTGGACGGCGTGTTCCTCGATCTCGACCTGATCCGAGAGGATTCCAGCCGTGCCCGCCTTGGCGTCGTGCATCCGCCGCTCGGGCGGCGGGAAGACGAATCCGCACTGGGGGCACGTCGTGTACCCCATGGCGATCAGCGCGTGGCACTGCGGACACTTCTTCGCCGGGGCCTCGCCGTCGCCATCGCCTTTCCGGTCGGCATCGGTGCGGATCGCGTCCACAGGTCCGTGCCGCAGCACGTTCCCGCCGAAGTCCAGGATCAGGCAGTTCTTCTTGCTGTCGCAGAGCCGGAACCCGCGCCCAGCCATCTGGTAGTAGAGCCCCGGCGACATGGTCGGGCGCAGCATCGCCACGCAGTCCACGTTCGGCGCGTCGAACCCGTGCGTCAGGACGTTGACGTTGACCAGGTACTTCACGCGCCCGGCGCGGAAGTCACCGATGGCACGGGCGCGGTCCTGGTCGGATGTCTCGCCAAAAACCGTCTCGACCCGAGGATCGGATCGGCGCAGGACATCGGCGACGTGACGGGCGTGCTGGACACCGCTGGTGAAGACCAGACAGGAGTTCCTGTCGCAGGTGTACTCGACGATCTCCTTGCAGGCGGACTCGACGCGCTCGTCCTTGTCCATGAGCGCCTCGACCTCGTCCGCCATGAACTCACCGCCACGAACGTGCAGGCCGCCGGTGTCGACGTCCTCGCGTCCACCCTTCGACACGAGCTGACAGAGGAAGCCTTGGACGATCAGCTCACGGACGCCGATCTCGTAGCAGACCGAGTTCAGCACGTTGTCAGGCCCGCAGATGGGGCCGGTCGTCATGCGGAACGGGGTGGCGGTCAGTCCGATCACCCGCAGGTTCGGATTGAGCTTCCGCGCTTCCTCCAGGAACGTCCGGTACATGCCGTCGCCGTCCGGCGGGATCATGTGAGCCTCGTCCACGATCACGAGATCGAATCGGTCGAGATCGCAGGCGCGTCGATAGACGCTCTGGATGCCCGCCACGATGATCGGGTGTTCGGTGTCGCGGCTCTTGAGACCCGCCGAATAGACGCCGATCTGGTGCCACATCTCCGGCGCGACCAGGTGGAGCTTGTCGAGGGCCTGTTCCAGGAGTTCCTTGACGTGCGCAAGGATCAGGACGCGGCCGTTCCATCGGCCAACGGCATCCCGGCACATCGTAGCGATCACCGGCGTCTTGCCGCCGCCCGTCGGGATCGTGACCACCGGGTTGTCGTCGTGCTCGCGCAGATGTGCGTAGACGGCATCCACGGCGTCTTGTTGGTATGGTCGCAACTGCATCATGTGGGTTCCGGTTCATCTCCGATCACGTCGAACCTCCCGACGCCATTGACTCGATGCGAACGATGGTCATGCCGCCGGGGACGCAGCCGCGTTTCTCGATCACGAGTCGCACGATCTGGCTGTCGTCGCGGTAGACGCCCCCGTGCTGGAGCGCGTCGAATAGGCTCTTCTGCACGTTGTCGATGTCCCGTCGCCGGTGGTCGGGTGGGTAGACCTCGACCTGGACGGCGATGGGTCCGTCGAACGGCCTCGGGCGCGTCGCCGCGAGGACCGACAAGACCCGTTCCCGGAATCTGCGGCCCTCGCGGCTGATGAGCGTCCTCGGCCCCACACGCCGGTAGTAGTGATTCACCGACGGTGGGTACGGTAGCTCGATCTCGATCATCGGCGCGCCCAGGGAGGTGTCTGCGCGGCCGCCTGCTGAGGCTGCCCCGCTGTCGCTTCCTTCTTCGCGTAGCCCTTGACCTCGTTCGTGATCTCGCCCGTGTCCTCGCGCTTCTTGCACTTCACGGTGATCACGAGCGGCAGGTTATGCAGCTCGCACGAGTCGTTCGGAGCCATGACCCCGACGGCGCGACAGATGGCCGACAGTTCGCCCTGGGCGATCTTGACCGCGACGGCATTCGGGTTGTCGAGATTGAGACGCGCCCAGAGGTTGCGCCCCTTGAACTCGCCCTCGACGATCTGGAAGGTCAGTTCCAGATAGCTGCCGGTTCCGGCCTTGGTCTGTTTCATCCCCGAGTCGGTGATGATCGCCACGTACTTCCCGGCCGGAATGGCCTCGAAGTCGGTTGACGGTTCCACGGTGCGTGCATCGAATCCTTGCAGGTTAGCCATTGCTCTTTCCTCCTTTGTTGACGGCCGCGACGACAGGCGTCGCAACCAGGTGTTTCGCGTACATGTTCCAGTCCAGCGGCAGCTCGTCCGGCAGGTTCAGCCTGTTCTTCGCCACATGGGCGGGCCGCTCGGTCGTGCGGATGATCCGCTCGCCGGTGCCGATGCCCTGCGTGCGCGTCTGGCTGAACCCTTCGTCGAGCTTCTTCGTGAAGACCTTGTAGGTGGCGAAGAAAACCTCGTCGCACCACTCCTGGACCACCGCCGACGCCAGCTTGTGCAGACGCGGGACATAGCGGTCATAGGTCTCCGTCTCGGGGTTCTCGAACTTCTCGATCTTGGCGTGCGCCAACAGGATGACCATCATCCCACGCTCGTTCCGCAGGGCGTTCAGGCCCTCCAGGAACTCTCGCCACTGGGTCAGCGCCAGGACATAGCCCTTCGCGTAGGGGATGTCCTCGATGCTCTCGACCCCGCGTTTCTTGCACACGTCCGACCAGATCAGCCGCTCGAGCCAGTCGAGCGTGTCCAGGACGACCGTCCGGTAGGCGTGCTTTTCGGAGTACAGCTCCGAGAGGGCCGTGATGGCCTGATCGAACGTCTCTGCGAGCGGGAAGCGGTCGCAGTCGATCTCCCCCAGGCCGTCCTCGGTCTGGATGAAGATGGGCTTGTCGCTCATCGCTCCGAACGTTGATTTGCCGACACCGTGGGTGCCGTAGAGCATCACCCGGCGCGGCGCGGGACGTTTCCCGCTTTGAATCTGACCGATCAACTTCATGCGTGCGTTTCTCCTTTCTGGGTTTACAGGTAATCGAAGGTGCGGATGTTCTCGTAGCCGGTCGGCCACGAGTCCGTTGCGCGGCACTTCGCCAGCCGCGCCATGGCCTGCTCGTTCTCCTTCTGGGCCACGGCCAGAACGTTCTGCCCCATGATCCAGACACCGGTGCGGAAGGGCTCCCGCTTCTCGACGGCAATGATGAAGACGGGGACTGACTCGCCGGTGAGGGCCGCCAGCATGCTGCGGTAGAACGCGAGCTGGTGCGCGTAGCCGTAGCTCTTGGCGTCCATCTCCATCCAATCGAGGTTGTCGCATGTCTTGAGATCGATCAGACCCCGGTCGGGACGGACCCAGTCGAGACGCGACTGGCACGCCATGTCCGAGTACTCGAGCCGCACCACGCCCTCGGCGACGCCGTCGGCCAGCAACTCAGCAGCGTGCTGATGCTCCTTCACGCTGGCCGCCATTTGCTCGATGAGGACGTTCTGCTCGGTCGTCAGGACCGGCTTGCCCTGCGCCTCGGCCCATTCCGCGTAGGCTTTGGTCCGTTCGCCGAAGACCTCGCCAGTCTTGGGGTTCACCGGACCGCCCACGGCGTAGCGTTTCCCGAAGACCCCTCGGCCTTCGAGGATCAGCGTGTGTGCCGCACGGCCGATCTGGTAGGCGGGGCGATCATCTTCCTGCACCAGCCCCAATTCCTTCTTGTGGAAGAGCAACGGGTTCCGGCGGAAGTCGGCCAGCCGATGGCTGGTCAGGTGCGTCGCCGCCTTCGCCCGGTACACGTCATCCGGTTCCGCAATCAGTTGGTCTATGTCCACCCTCATGTCGTCACCTTTTGGGGTTGTGGCGCAGCGACCGGGGCTTCCCCGATGCGTCGCACCTTGACCGCCGCCTCGCCGAACTCGCGCAGGGCGAACCCGGTGAAGATGCGGCAGATGTCGCGGCCGACCGACGTGCTTGCGTCGATCACGGTCACGCGCTTCTCGGCGTCCACGCAGTACGAGGCGTCCATTCGCACCCGCGACTGACCGTGGAGGCTCTCCACCGCCAGTACCGCAAGCAGCAACGCCTCCTCGACGTCCTGCATCCGGGCGGTCGGCCCGAACGTGTAGCGATAGATTTCTCTGTTCATGCTTGCGCTCCTGTAAGAGGCCCGCGACCGTTGTCGGCCGCGGGCGTTGTGCCGATGCTGGATACTTACCCGGCGGGAAGCCGAGATGACG